ATGATATTATCGCTACATTATGTCATGAGCTAGAATTTGATAATGGAAAGACACTGATCTTGTCTGGCGATAAAGACTTTGTGCAATTGCAAAAATATAAAAATGTTACACAATACAGTCCTATCACTAAAAAGTTTATCAATGGTATTGACCCAAAGGAATATTTATATGAACATATTCTACGAGGAGATACCGGCGATGGCGTTCCAAATGTTTTGTCTCCTGACAATACGTTTGTGGATGGGTTACGACAAAAACCATTGAGCAAAAAGAAGGTTACAGAATGGGCAGGCCCTATGTGTGAGCAGATGTTACCTAATGATGAGGTCAAAAGAAATTATCAGAGAAACAAGAAACTGATTGATTTAACAGAATCACCTAATGAATTGTTTATAGAGTGCATACAAGCATACAATGATGCTCCAGAGGGTGACCGTAGTAAACTACTAAATTACTTTATAAAGAATCGACTTCAAGAGTTGATGAATAGCATAGGAGATTTTTGATATGCCATATACACCACTAATGTCCGAAGTTTTGGACAAAGTTGCGAAGGCGAAAACTAAGAAACAGAAGGTTGAACTGTTACGACAGCACAACACAGATGCGTTGAGAATGGTTCTCAAGTCATCCTTTGATCCAAGGATTGAATGGGAACTTCCAGAGGGTGATGTTCCTTATACACCAAATGATGCTCCAGAGGGAACCGAGCATAATATGCTCGTCCATGAGGCAAGGACGTTGTACCACTACATTAAGGGTGGTAATCCACAATTGACACAGAATCGAAGAGAGAATATGTTTATTCAGCTTCTTGAGGGTTTGCATCAAGACGAGGCAGAAATCATTGTTTCGGCAAAGGACAAGGGTCTACATCGTAAATACAAGGGCCTGTCTTCAAACGTAGTCAGAGAGGCATTTGGTTGGACAGAGGACTATATGCAGCCAGAACCAACTGAAATTCTAGAGGGTCATGAACCACAATTCTAAACTTTTTTTCAGAATCGTTTGATATCAATAACTTACAGGTCAAAGTTTTTCTTGACAATATCCTCTCTATATGCGATAATGTATATAGTGATGAGGGATATGGAGTTCTCATGATTGGTGTTGAAATTACTGGTGGTTTAAAGAAGGATCGGGAACTGGCCGAGGAAATCGTCTGGTTCTGTCTGGAAAAAATGTTACCTCGCCATCGTACTTTGAATATCACTGTCTTGTTAAATAAGACATATGAAGCAGGCGCCAAAGGGTTCTGTTATCAAGAAGATGATGACCGTGACTTTATAGTTGAAATTGACCATCGTCTGTCAAGAGAAGAAGGTATTGATGAGTTCATCGACACGGTATGCCATGAGATGATTCATGTGAAACAGCATGCCAAGAAAGAACTGATTGACCGAATTCGTGGTGGATATCGCAAGTTGTGGAAGTGCCGTGACGGTAAGTATCGGAACTATATGAAGACTGTTTACGAGAAACAGCCTTGGGAAGTTGAAGCCCATCGTGACAGTGTAAAATACATGCGTGCTTTCAAAAAAGAATTCTACGGATACTAAAAAAAAGTATTGACAAATTCCGTTGAATGTGCGATAATGTAAATATGATGAGAGAGAAACTTGATATGAATAACGTCGATATGGTTGATATGGATATCCTCAAGGACGAGCGGTTTGACCTTGAGTGTTTCATCTATGACATGCACAAGGCTGCGTATGGTGTCAAGGGTCGGCACTATGACTTCAAATCCATGTCAATGGATGACCTTCGCAACGAAGCTAACCGTATTGGTGCAGCGGTAGAGGTCGCAGAGGCAGAAGAGGCACATGCTGCCGAGGTTGCTATTGCTGACTTTGAAGCGACTGTCGGTGAGTTCATCGAAGCTGGTGCGGGTGACCGTGAAACCGCTCTCCGTTGGATGACGATGGAAGATACATTCCATCATAGTCAGGATGTTGAAGGCTGGATTTGGAAGCAGGGATTCCTGTTCACTTCTCACGGCAAAGCTGTCGTAGAAGAGTTGATGAATATTATAACTTTTGAGGATTTTGATGATGAGTAAAATGAAAAACTTTATGATGGATGTAGAAGAGTTCTGTAATGGATACGCTTACGGCGGCGAAGGCGAATTCGACTTTGATGAAGTTGCTGCTACTGCTGAACTTCTATTTCGGTCAAACATGGCCGGTGACTATGCCAAGGATTATCTCAAGAGGCAATATGGCGAATGAAGGAACTTATAACCGCCGGTTTATTGTTTGTTTCTTCGCCTATTGAGGCAATAACAACAGAAAAACAACTCTACAGTTCTGATGACCATATTCAGTGTCTTGCCATGAATATGTATCATGAGGCAAGAGATCAAGGTACAGCAGGGAGACTTGCTGTATCTGCTGTTGTAATGAATCGAGTTAATGATGACAGATTTCCAAACACCATTTGCGAAGTCGTTCTTCAAGCCCAGATGAAAAAATCTTGGCGAACTGGATTACCAATTCCCATTAGAAATAAATGTCAGTTTAGTTGGTATTGTGACGGCAAGTCTGATGAAGTAAAAGATAAAAAAACTTATCAAAAGATACTTGACTTTTCGAGTCTAATACTACATAATAACATCAGGTTTGTAGATATTACAGATGGTGCAACACACTACCATGCTGATTACGTCAAACCAGATTGGGCTAATACTAAAACGAGAACCACAGAGATTGGTGACCACATTTTCTACAGATGGGAAAAGAAATGACATTTGACGAGTATCAAAAATTTGCAAGGGAAACTGCAATCTATCCAGAGGAATGTAAAATCACATATCCGACATTAGGATTATGTGGAGAAGCTGGTGAGGTTGCTGAAAAGGTAAAGAAGAATATCAGGGATGGTAAATCTCTGGACGGTGTTGGTTTAGAGTTAGGTGATGTTTTATGGTACATTGCTGCTCTTGCTGATGACCTTGGTGTATCTCTTGAAGACGTTGTAAAAGCTAATGTCAATAAATTGTATTCTAGAAAAGCTCGTAATAAATTACAAGGAGATGGTGATAACCGATGAAACATATTGAAATATCGTTAATGGAAGATGGTGAATTGTCTATTGATGGCCAGGTGAAACCAGCTGGTAATCTTGATATTCGTGAGTTTGAAGATGGCGAATGGACAGGTGGTTGTTATGCCACCTATGACAATCTTGTAGAAAAGGTCAAGGAGGCCTTAGAAGATGAATGAACTTGAAGATAGAATTGATGAACTTGAACGTGAAAATGAAGAGTTGCGTGATAAATTATCAGACTTAGAGGCTAGGTTTGAAGCATTTGCTGAACCTTGTGCAATTGGTTCTGAACAACTTTGGAAAGTTGTTTTCAACGATATTTTGAAACGGCCTGTTCCTAGTGGTGTGGATTTAAGGGATTTAGTATGAACATTTTCTACCTAGACCGTGACCCTAAGATTGCCGCACAGATGATGTGTGACAAGCATGTGGTCAAGATGATACTAGAGAGCGCACAGATGCTCTCTACAGCGCATCGTGTTCTTGATGGTAATGATATTGGAGACTCTAAAGGTTTGTATAAGATGGCTCACAAAAACCATCCAAGCACTATTTGGGCGAGAACTAATTCATCAAACTATGAATGGTTGTGGGCCCACTTCGATGCTTTAATGAAAGAATATACTCACCGATATGGTAAGAAACATGCTTCAAAAAGATTGATTCATTCTCTTTGGGAAAATCCTAAGAATATTACGCATGGTGATTTTACTGATCCACCTCAATGTATGCCTCCATATTGTAAAGGTGATGATACAGTGATGGCATATCAGACTTACTATATACTAGAGAAATCGAGGTTTGCAAAATGGACCAAACGTTCAATACCGGAGTGGTTTAATGGAGAGGGAACCGTATTGGGATTATATGAGTCGGAGACTTAGAGAGGAAGAATCAATGTTCAATTCACTACATCTCAAATTAGACGATACCGAAAAAAGAACTATAACAACCGAAGTTGATTTAATGAAAAAGGAAATTTATCAATTACAAAAAAGTTTGCAAGAATCTTATAAAAAAATTAAAGTTCTTAATGAAACAATAAGAAAACAACATGATAAAATTTTTCGTTTGGAAAAGTTAATGAACAAGGAAATTTATCAATTGGAGTTTGAATTTTAATGCAATATGATGATGGTTATGATGCTGTGGAATTAATACCTGTTCTTAAAACTAATTTTTTAATGAAAGTAAATTTACAAAAAGAATTGTGCAAAACATTAATAGATATGGCCACAAATAAACTTGAAAATAATATTCAAGATAATTTAGAGGGAGTAAAACGTACAGGTTGGGATTTACAAAAAGACCCAGATATGGGCCCATATTTACAACAAGTGACAGCAAAAGTTGAACATGTTATTTCTACCAGATTAAATTATCCACATTTTAATAAACGTAAACCAGACTCAATGAAAAGAAACGGAATGCAATTTGTCATTGCAATGTATAATGCTTGGATAGGTTTTTATAATAAGAATAGTTTTGTTCATCCTCATTGTCATGAAGAAGCACCCAATTTTTATTCCATTGCAGCATATTTATCCACAGGAGAAAATGATACAAGTTTGTATTTTATGACAGATGAATCTCCTTCTCATGGTGCAAATCGGCTAAGAGTGAAATGTAGAACAGGAGATATGGTTATTTTTCCATCAAACTTATACCATTATACAAATGATACAGATGATAAAAGAATCGTTTTGTCTGGTAATATTTATGCTGGATTTATACCTCAAATATCTGGAGAGAATTAATGCCCGTATACACATTTTTAAATGAACAAAATGGAATGGAATATGATGATACCATGTCCATTGCAGAGTATGAAAAATTTATGGAAGAGAATCCACATATCAAAAGAGTATGGAATACTGCTCCTGCTATGGTAGGAGATCATGTCATGGGAGTTGGACCAAAAACCGACTCTGGATTCAATGATGTTATGAGTAATATTGCATCTAAACATCCCACTTCACCAATGGCACAGAGATATGGAAGTGGAAAATCTATTGCTCAACATAAGGCAAAACGTGTGGTTGATAAGTATACGAAATAAATAGTCATGGTGCAGGCGAGAACATCATACTTCAGCACCGATGCACAGCATCCATGTAAGCTGGGAAGTCAATCCGCCTATGCATCAGAGGATGGTGGGCGCCCACCATCCTCACACTAACATGGAAAAAAAGATGGCTACAAAAAAGAATAAAGAAATAAACACTAACGATTTAATTACAATTAAATCAATTACAGATAATCAAAAAACGGTTTTTTCTACATGGAAAAAAGATAAGAATCAATTTCTTTTTGGTGCAGCTGGCACAGGTAAAACATTTATTTCCCTTTATTTAGCATTAAAAGATGTGATGGATTTAAAGAAACCTTATGATAAAGTTATACTTGTAAGGTCACTTATTCCTACAAGAGAAATTGGATTTTTGCCTGGTGATGAAGAGGATAAGGCTGCATTGTATCAAGTACCTTATCAGAACATGGTTCAATTTATGTTTGAAATGCCCAATGAACAAGCATTCAATAATCTCTATGATAGATTGAAGAGTCAAGGTTCTTTGTATTTTTTATCAACTTCTTTTCTAAGGGGGTTGACATTTGATAACGCAATCATTATAGTAGATGAATGTCAAAACATGAATTTTCATGAACTTGATACCATTATCACAAGAGTAGGAAAAGATTCTAGAATTATATTTTGTGGGGATTTCGATCAATCGGATTTAATTAAACATAATGAGAGAAATGGTTTACATGATTTTCTTAGAATTTTAGAAGAAATGGATGAATTTAATTGTACAGAGTTTACCATTGGTGATATTGTTCGGTCTGGCTTTGTGCGTAGTTATTTAATTAACAAGACCAAAATGGGAATAGGAATAGAATAATATGGGTTTAGAAATATCATTTAATACGAAACCGGCAGTAAGTTTTATGTCGATTTCGTTTGACCGTGAAATTGTAGATGAAATTAACGAGTATCTTGATGAAAATGTGATTCCTCAAAATATAGATGCGTCTGGAAATTTGGTTGGACAGATTAAAAAAAATGAAAAATCTTCTCAATTAATTTTTCCTCATGATGATGGTGATGTAGGAGAACAGTTTAGTAATTATATTGAGAGACTCGCAAATCAATATATGTCAAATTCAAACCAGAGTGTTGTTACAGATGAAGCTGGAGTAGAATGTAATATTAATATTAGTGGTGGTGAGGATAGAAAATATGATCCTCAAATGAAATCTATGTGGATTGTTCGTAGTTTTGAGGGAGATTATAATCCAGAACACGATCATCCATCTGATACTGATATTGCTTTGTCTTGTATTTTATACTTAAAGGTTCCATCACAAATTGCTGGTAAGGTAGAAATTCCTAATTGGGGAGAAGTTGATGTTTCCGATTCAAACGGTAGTTTATACAATGCTTCTGGTGTAGTTGATGGTTATACTCGTTTTACTTGGGGTAATAATACTTGGTATGATATGAAAAAATTAAAACCAAGTACAGAACAATATATCAAACCAGAGATTGGCAGAATGATAATGTTTCCCTCTTGGTTACACCATAGTGTTTTACCATTTTTTGGTGAGGGGGAACGTAGAACATTATCTGCTAATATTAATATTGTGGAGAAATAAATATGAATACAGATAAACTTAGAGAACAGTTGAAGATTGATGAAGGATGTGTTTACGAAATCTATAATGACCATCTTGGTTTTGCTACTTTTGGGATCGGTCATCTTGTTCGGGAATCTGACCCTGAGCATGGTAACCCTGTCGGGACCAAGGTCGGAGAGGATAGAGTTGCCTCGGCCTTCAACAGTGATATCGAAACAGTTGTGTCAGACTGCAACAAACTTTACCCAGAGTTTGAAAATCTGCCAGAAGAAGCTCAACAAATAATTGCGAATATGATGTTTAATCTTGGTTATCCTAGATTGTCAAAGTTTCGAGGTATGAAGGCTGGAGTAGATGCTCGAAATTGGCAAGATGCAGCTGATGAGATGGTTGATAGTCGTTGGTATCGCCAAGTTGGTGCAAGAGCAGAACGTTTAGTTGCAAGGATGAGAGAGATAGAAAGCTGATATGATGTCATTTAAACATGCGACACTTGAAATACCAGAGTTGAAAACTAAGACTATCAACAAAAAGCGTTTCTATGTCACACCAAAGGGATATTACCCTTCAATCACCACAGTCCTGTCCAATCGTAAAAAAGAGGGGTTATGGGAATGGCGTAAACGTGTAGGTGACGATGTTGCAAACTATGTGGCAAGAACTGCTGCAGCAAGAGGCACTAAAGTTCATCATATGTGTGAAGACTACTTGAACAATGTTCACGTTGATTGGCCAGAGAAGTGGGAAGAACACAAGAAGAATTTTCTTCCATATGCTCTGTTTAGGGTTCTGAGAGAAAAAGCGTTATGTCATATAAATAATATATACGCACAAGAAGCTGGACTATATAGTGATAAGTATCAAGTTGCTGGTCGAGTTGATTGTATCGCAGATTACAAAGATAAGTTATCTGTAATCGACTTTAAAACATCAACAAAAGAACGTACTGATGATTGGAATGAAAACTATTATATACAGGGTGCCGCATATGCAGAAATGTTTGGTGAAAGAACTGGTATAATTATTGATCAAGTGGTTATTCTTGTAGTTACAGAGGATGGCACAGTTCAAGAATTTGTAAAAGATAAACGTGGTTATCTTGGATTTCTATCAGAAGCGGTTCAAGATTGGAGAAAGGAAAATGAAATACCTACTGATGGTATTGATGATGATAGGGCTGCTGTGGCCAACGGCTAGTTTATCACAAAACCCGTCAAAAAATTACGCATGGTCAAAGGGAGATTATGTTACCGCTGCCATTGTTTGTAGAGATGAAGAGTCTATTCTAAAGGTTCTGAAAGCAGACACGATAAGTGAAGAAGAAACTCTGGCAAGAATGTATGCACTTACATCACTAGGTAAATGCATGAGAGCTCCGACGCCTTTACCTTTTTATGTTAAAGAAGTTTTTGTCGAATATAAAGATTTTGCTGATAGACCTAGTGTTATATTGGAAATAGCAAGGGCTGATAAAAAAGAGGATACGTTTGGTTATGTTATTGCAATGGGGATACAAAAAAAAGATAAAGGAATTTAAAAAGGCCTTGACAAAATAATTTCACTATGGTATAAATAAGGTACAGTTTGATGAAACAGAACGAAAGGCAGACTGGACTTGGGGGCAGTACCCAACGCCTCCACCATGAGTAGATTAGTGAAGACTGGGCGCTACGCAGTTACGGACCATGGCCAGATACTGGTACACGCCAAAGATAAAAATACAGTTGATTAGGGCGGCCGCCCGAAATCTGGAACTAGTCTACTCTTGATGGGGGCGAAACAGGATCGACAGGTGTTGATTAGGAAAGTGGAGAACTGTGGATTGACCGCCTTATAGGTCACTGAAGTAAACGCAAATGATAATTTTGCACCCATGGCACTCGCTGCGTAAGCAGTAAGTGTTCGGAGTTTCGGTAGGTTCCTTGGCAACAGAATAACCTACCACCAAGGAGTTTTGGTAGTTTCTCCTATTGCCGGAAAAAACTACCACTATAACATGGAGTGAAGACAATGCTTGAACATGTCTAAAAGATATATACGAGTACACAAAGGAAACTCCCTTCAGAGAGATATGTGCTGAAAGTCTTGCCGATTGACTCAAACCATCGGCCCGGATTTAAGAGCCTCATGACCGTGGTATAACGGACTAAACAAATCGCCTCCCGTCGGCTCAGGGAGGCACTTATAGGATGATTAAATGCCGTTAAATACACCAAAAACTTTTTGTATGAAAATTGAAAATATCGTTAAAGAAAAAAATATATCACATATGGATGCCGTTCTCTGGTATTGTAATAAAGAAGGTCTAGAGTTAGAAGGAATCAATTCATTAATTTCAAAGGCACTTAAAGAGAAAATTGAAGCTAATGCAAGAGAGTTAAATTTTTTGCCTCGACAAGCAAAACTTCCAATTTAGGTATTGACAATCGTTTATAATTATAGTAATATAATGTAATGGAATGTATGGGAAGATATTGTCCAACTGTCGGGACCGGCGACAGCAACCCTTGCAATGGAGACTTCAATGGAAGTGACAGTGCATTTAGATGGTGACCCGGCCGTTCGTGAAGAAGGTTTCTTTGCCTCTCAAGTAGAGAGGCTTCGGAGCCTTGTTCATGATTTAGAATGGGAGAATGCCGAGTTGGTAAAAGCCAATGAGGAACTTGCAGAGCGAGTTAAGAAACTTGCTACGCAACGTCCAGCTGGTTTTCGCCCACGCCGCAACAAGCGGTAGGTGAGGGATGAGTGCCAGTGTAGCTCAATTGGTAGAGCAACGCATTTGTAATGCGTAGGTTGTGAGTTCAAGTCTTACCACTGGCACCATTTTTTGGAGTAGTTATGTTTACAAAAATTAAAAATTGGTTAGAAGGTGAAACTGTTTCTGTTCCAAAATATCTAAGTGGTAAAGGTAAAGGAAATGAAACTGAATCGAATAAATTAACAGAATCAATCAACAATATTTGTAAAGAAGAAAATGTTATTGAAGAACTCCATTGGTTCTGTAGTGAGAGTGGTCACAGAGAGGCATTTGTTTATTATCAAGGTGGCCATTGGAATGAATATATGGTCAAAATGGTTGAGGTTGAGTTGAGTGGAAAAGGTGGTGTTCATGACATTCATCGAACCAAAGAAATTCGACCAATGGGTACTCATTCAGAGAGATACGCTGAAGACTGTGCTGAAAATTGGGTAAAGGATATTATTTAATGGACGTTACATTAGTTGATAGTATGGGAAGCGATTTGTCTGTAGTGAATGCGGCCCGTGTTTCTTTTGCAAAAGTTCATGAAACCTTTGATGATGACAAAGATACTAAACTTATAAACTATCTTGCAAAACATAATCATTGGAGTCCTTTCGGTCATGCGTCTTTACAATTTCATATCAAGGCACCTGTATTTGTTGCAAGACAATTGGTAAAACATCAAATTGGTTTGACATGGAACGAAGTATCAAGACGGTACGTTGATGATAAGCCAGATTTCTATCATCCTCTTATCTGGAGAGGTAAGGCAGATGATAAAAAACAAGGGTCATCAGATGTAGAGATTGATATTAATCCCGCCGGTCCAACTGGTCCAGCATTAGTTGATGTTTACCAACAAGCAATCAAGTCATGTAGGTGGACATATGAAGAATTGTTGAGAAAGGGTGTATGTCCAGAACAGGCTCGTATGGTTCTACCACAATCAATGATGACAGAATGGTATTGGAGTGGTACACTGTATGCGTTTGCTCGTGTATGTAATTTGCGTTGTAAACCAGACGCACAAGTAGAAACTCAAATGGTTGCTGACCAGATTGATAAGTTGTCAGGTGACACATTTCCTGTAAGTTGGGAAGCACTACGGTCATGAAGAAAGCCCTTGTCATAGGGAATGGCGAGTCAAGAGCATGGTTTAAGCCATGCCACCAGACTATCATGGATGATAACGTTATGACATGGGGATGTAATGCCATATATCGTGAAGGTGGTCATTGTGTGCATAATCTAGTATCAATGGATTATGGTATGCAACAAGAAATATATGATTCTGGTTGGTGGAAAGAAAACCCAGAATATGGCGATGTGCATAATGTATATTTCTCAAACTGGAGTCCAGTGCCATCCGAAGTTGCTGATATGATGTTCATGGGAACTGATATCCCAGAGTCTTTTGTGCATAGGAGCAAGAACAAAACAAATCAGTGTGTCATATCTGGCAAAGACCCGGCAACACTTCATGAGACTGTTGAATATACCATGAAGATGCATCCTAATTTAGACATGCATGATTTACGATTGAAGATGGGCAAAGATACTGGAGTGTGGATTACATATACAAATGAGGATGACGGTATCATTGATGTGGGTGATCCTAATCTGTCAACTGGTAATATGGCTTTGCTATT